TTGGTTATCGAGGTAGATGGAAGTTACTATCCAAATACCCTAGTCTGATCCTAGGTTAGACTAAAGAAGGGCATATCCTACCGGGTATGCCTTTTCTCGTGTAAATATTGGAGATGATATGCGATTTGAAGATCACGACCTATCAGATCTCTTAAGCAGTCTAGAAGCAGAAACTGCCAAGCAGTTGAATGAAATTAGATACGCACAAGATGACCTGATCAAGATAGAAAATAGATGTAAATTCAATCTAGCGTTGATACATTATTTGAAGAAAACATATGGAGATATAAAATGAACTTAAAAGATCTAGCTAAAACCCCTGAATTAATTAAAATCACTATCGATGACAGTGATCTAGTAGAGACCTATGGAGAACCCCTAGATTTCTATACCTATGACAGACAGCCTATGTCCACATTCCTTAAATTCGCCTCAGGTGACAGACAGGACTTTGATCAGATGGCAGAACTGCTACGTGAAATGATATTAGACAGCGAAGGTAAGCCAGTGATCACTGATGGCAGTATATTGCCCAGCAAGGTAATGGTCAGTGCTTTTGGTAAACTAGTCGCACAGCTGGGAAAGTAACAGGCGGGACCTATGATCCTCAGGGTCCCGAAGTATATGCCGCAGTAACATTGGATCAGATGGCACAGAGGTATGGTCTATTACCCAGTGAAGTGTTAGTAAAGGCTTCTACCTTTGATCTAGCTGTATTAGATATCGCCAAGAGTTGGGAACGTTGGAGAACAAACAAGACTAATGGTATACATGATGATATCTCCACTGATGTCATGCAACAGGCCATAGCTAAAGTGAGGAAATGATGGCATTACAATCGAAAATAGACACCACTAAGTTGACCTTGAAGCTACAGAAATTGTCAGGATTGGCAGATCGTGTAATGCCTGAGATCTATGACCATTTTGTAAAACTAACTCCAGTCCAAGATCCTAGCAGACCCTATGTCAAGGATTCAGGTTATGCCAAAGCCAATACTAAAAGACAGGGCAGTACTATAATAGCTGATTATGATTATGCCTTTGTGTTAGATGCTGGTAGAGATTTTAGAGATGGTCAAATGAGAGGTAGTGAACAGGCACCTGAGGGCATGACTGGTCCCACTAAGGAATTCGCAATAAAACGTATACCTCAAATAATAAAACAGTTAGGAAAACACAATGGCTGATATTAGCGTAACACTAGGACTTGATGATAGTCAATATACAGGCAAACTAAAACAGATTTCAGCCGCAACTTCTGCTGAATCGCAGAAGATGTCACAGGGCATGAATGCGATTAGTGGCAGCATCCAGGCCTTGAATGCCAATATAGACAAACTGAATCAGCACTTACAAGCAGTGTCAAAGACCACACAACAGATGACTCAGGGCATGAGTCAGCTGGCCGCTCAACTTAAAAACATAGTCAGCGTGGTAGCCGCGGGTGGATTCCTAAAATTAGCAGAAGATCTAACAGGTCTATCCAATCAGATACACAACCTAGGTGAAGCCACTGGTATGGGAACACAAGGTATGTTAAGCCTAGGATTGGCAGGTATCGCGGTAGGCAAGGATCTACAACAGACTGGCATGAGCATGGAGAGGCTAGAAGCCAATGCTGAAAAAGCTGAACTGGGCAATCTAAAATTGAGAGATGCATTCGCCCGGGTAGGTATCAGCATGGGGGATCTTAACAAACTGTCACCTGAGGAAACCTTTAGGAAAATAGTAGAACAGCTGGCCCTTATGACTGATAGTTCAGAAAGAAGTTACGTAGCCACCCAACTGCTGGGTAGAGGAATGGCCACTACTGATTTTGAAAAATACAAAAACAATCTAGATGAGACTGACAAGATCAGTAGAGAACATGCCACTACCATAGATCGCATGAGCGAAGCCTATAACAGCATCAGCCTACAGGTAATGGCACTTAAATTAAATCTAATGGAATTGATAGCACCTTTCGTAGAATTGATTGGTGACAACAGTAAAGGCCTGATAGGTAGTAAAACAGCCGCATGGGCTTTAACTGCCGCATTAACTGCTATCACTGCTAGTGCTATAATATCTGGTCTACGTGCCTTGGGATTAGCCTTTAGTGCTTTAGCCATAGAAACTGCACCTATCACTCTAAGTATATTGGCAGCTGGTGCAGCCACTTATGTTCTAGCCACTGCTATAGATTACGCCTTTGGAACAGAGATATTAAAGAATTTCGAAAAAGGTCTAGATAATATCACTGGCAAATTAAAATCTGTCAGGGAGGATTTTGATTTTGATCGAGGTGCAGGAGAAGGTTGGGATGATACTAAAAAACCTCCCATAACCAGTCAACGAAAATTAAATCCCGAAGAACCCAAGACTATCGCACTACAGGCAGAATTAAAAGCCTATAATGATGCCTTAACTGCACAGAGAGAACGTATTCAATTAGAAATAGATTTCGCGGATAAGAGCGAGGAAACTAGAAAAAGTCGATTGGCTGGATTTGATGAAGATATCGCCAATAAGCGTAAGATCGAGGCCCTACAAACTAGGATCAATGTATTAAGCAGTGAACAAAGGAATATGGTAGGTGTAGATCATAGTGGTGAGATAATGGCCCTAAGGGAGGAGTGGTTTCTCCTAATAGATCAAAAAGCACAGATGGGTGACTTGATCAAACTAAGGACCGAAGCACAGAATAAGGCCGCACTAGAATTAAGTTATATCAATCTAGAGAGTAAGGCCTATCTAGAAAAATTCAAGATTCAAGGACAGATATTTGCTTTACAAAAGACCACCAGTGAACAGAGTCTAGATTCAATCTATAAACAGATACAAGAAGAAGCTAAACTGATAGAAAAGAAAAGACAGGCACAGTTAGGAACAGAAAAACTTCCCGAATCTGAACAAATTGAAATATTACGACAAGTTACAAAAGCCTATCAGGGTGTTATAGCTGAACAGGAAAAATTAAATGCCGCCAGCAGAGATTTTGATGTAGCCTGGGGTAAAAGCATGAAACAGTTTATAGATGATGCTACCAATGGTGCCAAGATAGCTGATACCCTGTTCAAGAGCATGAGCAGTAATATCGAAAGTTATTTCCTCAGCCTGGCGACCAAAGGTAAATTTAGTTTCAATGATTTAATGCAGGCCATATTAATGGATATACTTAAATTAGAAATCAAGGCAGCCACTAGCAGTTTCTTTAGTATGTTTTCAGGTCTAGGTTCCTCCGCAAATCCCGCCAATCCCGCAGGCGGTGGAATGATAGGCACCTTAATGAGTAGCATAGGTAGTTTATTCTCAGGACATGCCGCAGGAGGTTCAGTAGGACCAGGACAGTTCAGCCTAGTTGGTGAGAATGGTCCTGAATTGATCAGAGGTCCTGCCTCAGTGACACCCAATCAGGATATAGGTAGCACTATAGGTTCTGGTGTTACACACAATTACAATATTAACGCAGTCGATGCCAAATCAGTAGCACAGCTATTCTATGAAAATAGGATGACTATGTTTGGCATGACAGAACAGGCACGCCGTGAGTTGCCCATGAGGACTAGATAATGCCAGGATTACAAACTATTATTAACCATTGCGACAGCATCATGATCGATCGCAGACGTGTGATGGGAGTGCAGTTTACTAGATCAGAGATAGCCAAGACCAGCGAGACACCCACACGCAATCCTTGGCGTTTTACTCTAGGCCTATCTGCACAATTGGATTACAACAGCAATAGAGATCTATTAGAAGCCATAGACCATCTAGATCGCCGTTTACCCCAACAGATCAGTTTTAGCACAGTGACTGGTGCCAGTCCAGGACTAAGTTATGTATTCAAATACCTAGCGGGCTCACTGACACAGACACAGCAGAATCTTCTACAGGTGGCCAGTTTTACGGGCAATCAGCTGTCATTGACTGGACTGCCCGCCATAGGTGGTTTCTCCAGCAATACCGTGTTGTTCCAAAGTGGAGATCTCATACAGATCAATGGTTACCCCTATCCTTTCACTGTGGTAGGACCAGCCAAGGTAGATGATGTCAATATATTTCCGGGTCCAGTGGTTAGAGGTAACAGTGATACTGTTACATTCACAGTGCATAGACCCAATTTCATCACAGGTTCTGTGGTAGGTTTGGGAGTCAACATAGGAAACAATTGCCTATTCAATATGTTCTGTCAGAATATGCCCATTTATAAACTGGTTCCTGGAGGCAGTAATGCCCTGATAGAATGGCAGTCCAGTTTTCAACTGTATGAATACACAGATGTCAATCCCAGTGATTTACAATATTATTATTATCAGACACAATGAGTAATCTAAGCACCACCATAACCAATTATCTGTCTACCAGTACAGCTATACGTGATGCTGAATTCGTGAGGATAACCATATTCCAACCACCTAGACCTGATGGAACTACGGTGGCAGAAACTACCTACAGTTTCAGCAACAGTTATAAACCTGAAACAGTCACAGACACTTCAGGGATATCCAGTTCAGCAGTAGCTACATTTACTCCTCTAGGTGGTCTATTGACTATCAGTGGCCATCAGAGAGATCTTTCAGCCACTGCCTATGACACGCAGATCACATTGGTAGGGATCGATCAGACCCAGATCAGCAGGGTGCTAGAAGTAGGTCAGAACAGCGATGGTTCATTCCATAGTGGTCTTAAAGGCAGCCAGATACAGATATGGAGAGGCTTTTATGACACAGAATATCAATTGCTAGACAGTCCCCAATTGAGATATACAGGTATCATAACCAGTTATCATATATCAGAAGATAGAAACAGCGATATAGACACATTCGTATTGGCCCTACAGGCCAGCAGTTTTAAGACAGTGTTAGAAAATAGATTCGCAGGTAGACATACCAATGGACAGAGCTGGAATACCTACAACGGTCAAACAGTATTGCCTGACTATAACACTAACGGTATTCCTACCAATGCCAATTATGACAGTGCCATGGATTCGGTCAGTGCTATATACGATGTGACATTTAATTTCGGATTACCAGTAACATCATGATTAGACTAGCCACCATACAGGATAGAGAAAAGATAATAGAGATGTTGGAACATTATCGTGAGGCCAGTCCTTTAGATATCCACCAAACTTCCAATGATAGCAGTGCGAGAAAATTATTAAATCTCCTATTTGAAAAAAATCTAGGTTTGGTATTTCTAGCTGAAAAGAAAGAACAGGTGGTAGGTATGTTGATAGCCATCAAGAATATCAATATCTGGGATCAAGAACGACATTGCCTTAATGAATTGGCCTATTGGGTAGAACCTGAATATAGAGGAACCACTATAGGTTATAGACTGTTAAAAGCCTATCAGAAAGCAGGCGATTACATGATCAGTCGGCAGGAGATCAGCTATTACACCGTGACTAAAATGTCAACAAGTCCTGATTTGAAGTATGGTAAAATGGGATTCACCAAACTTGAGGAGACCTGGGTATGCCAGCAAGCCTGATAGCACCCTTACTAGTAGATGCCGGTTGGAGTGCCTTTGCTGTTAGTGCATCTACCTTCGCGATTAGATTAGTCACTAGTTTCGCCATATCAGAATTAATAAACAAACCTCCTGCCGCTCCACCACCTACGGGCAGTGAGATACAGCTACCTCCCTATACGGATAACAAAGTTCCAGTGGTCTATGGTAGTGCCTTTATCAGTCCCATAATCACTGATATCATATTAAGCCAAGATCAACAGACTATCTGGTATGTGTTGACTTTCAGTGAAGTAACCAGCGGTGGTGCTGTGACTTTTGATGAAGTATGGTATAATGGCAAGCTGATGGTTTTTGATGAGAATAACCCCAATGAGATTATCGGTCTATGGACTAGACCTAAAAAACGCAGTAAATTAGGTGGCAGTATCGAACTAGGACCCTCAGGTTCGATAGGCATGTATTTCTATGGAAATGGTATAGATCCAGGCACTATACATACCACTTGGAGTATATCAAGCAGTAATGGTTATGTGACTACAGCCACTGACAGCCTAGGTCTTACCACTATAGATGCCGTCAGCCTACTACAGAATTCAGGTCTAGATCCCAGCGTGCAATGGACAGCCAGTGATAAAATGAATAACGCGGCTTTCGCGGTATTGAGATTGAATTACAATCCCAATAATGGTGTTACGGGTCTAGGTCAGATCATAGCCAAAGTCCGTAATCCCTTAAACGATCCAGGATTGGTAATACTAGACTATCTGACCAATGACGTCTATGGTTGTGCGGTTCCCTTACAGAATGTCAATACAGCCAGTCTAGCCTTAGTTTCAGAGATAGCACAGAATCCCAAAGAAATAACATTGACAGATGGCACTACGGGCACAGTGACCTTGCAAATAAATGGAGTGCTAGATACCACACAGGATTGCCTTAGTAATCTAAACAATCTAACCTTGGCAGTAGATGGTTGGATACAATGGGATGAGCGATTAGGTCAATGGGGTGTATTACTAAACCAAAGCGTAGAAGAACAGTATGGGGGTAGCATACCTCTAACTAACATAGTGACCAGTGATCAGATCATAGGTGGCGTCAATCTAGTACCAACGGATCTACAGACCAGCCCCAACAAGATCACTATCAGTTTTCCTAATCAAGATATCATAGGACAGACAGATTATAGATACTATTGGTTAGAAAATGACAAGAAATCACCTAATGAACCTGAAAATAACATAGATATTAACTATCCTTTCGTTAATACCAGCACACAGGCTACCTATCTGGGCTATCGTAAATTATGGATGGGTAGACAGGATCTGATCATTAACTTCTCTATGGATTACAGTGGTATACAGTATAATGCCGGAGACGTTATAGCTGTAAATCACGAATGGTATGGATGGACGGCCAGCACCTATAACAGTCTAGTCAGTCCTGGTAAACCATTCCGTATCACGCAGATCAAGGAATCCAAAGATGATAAAGGTTTTCTCAGCGTGCAGATCACTGCACAGAGCCATAATGAAAGCAGTTATTTCCTAAGCAATCCTGCATTTTATACCCCGGATCAATTTGGTGTTTCCACGCTGACCAATTATCTCAGCACGACTTTCCAACCTCAATTTTCATCTATCAATACCAGCAGTGGTGTCTATGTAGTTAACAGCCAAGTGCCTGATTATGGTGTGGCCAACAGCATGGAATTTTGGTATAGCATGACCACTAGCACTATACAGGCAGATACATTTACCCTATATTCAACACAGTATCATAATCCCAATGGTGCCTATCCCGCAGGTTATGTAGAAAATACTCTAGCGGTCAGTTTACCTGCAGGAACCTATTGGTGGGCTACACGAGCTGTGGGACAAAATCTAGTCAGTCAATTCAGTACTGTCAGTGATCCCTTAACGTGGACAGGACCCAGTATCAGTAATAGCACTATCGATGGTGCTAACATATTAGATGGATCTATCAGTGGTAGCAAGATAGTGCAGGGTAATCCTACCAGCAGTCCCAGTAGCAACAAGAGTTTTTGGAATACACTGGGAGAGGTATCAGCACTGAGTCTAGGTGCAGCCGCATTGTATGTGGGTTATAACAATGGTTGGTTTAACAGTCTATTACCTAAAAATCTACAAAGTGGTGGTCTAGGTGGTGCGGGCAATGATGGTGGTGATTTACCTATAGCACCACCAGACGGAGGACCTCCTCTAGTGCCTAAACAGGTAGCGGGAGATGGTAGCCTACAGGATATATCTGGCAATCCTCAACAGGGACAGCAGATAGTCATGGTAGCAGACGCCACACCTCCTTTACCACCAGTCACAGACAATTTGAATTTCCAGGGATACGATGGAGTTAATCCCAGTGATAGCGGTTCAACATTTTCATAAGGAATAACGATGTCAGCATTTGATATAACAGGCGGTGGCAGTGGCGGAGGAGTTTCGGGTCCTACTGATACGGTCTATCCTACAAATTGGAACAAAGGCAGTTTCAATGTAGTAGACAGCGATGGTAAGGTAATCAGTAATGCACCACTAAACAGTAATGGACAGACACAACTGCCATTAAATCTAGGTGCCGGAGATGTAGGACAAAAGAATATCACCAGTTACTTTACAGGTAACAGCCAATTTACCAGTGGTAGCAAAGGTTCATTCAACATGCACGTGGCAGATAAGAACGGCAAAGTATCTGTAAAAAATACCAATCCCATAGTCACACAGATAGTGGCAGGTCCAGGTATCTATATCAGTGCACCTAATGGTCAAGGAGTAGTTACTATATCTACTTCACCTCTCAATACCAGTATTAACACTGATACTCTCTATGACATAGTCTATACCGTTAATGATGGTAGCCTAACTAATACACCCAATCAATTTCTAGCAGTAGGTGCTAATGGTGCCAATCTCAGTAGCAGAGATGGACATAATTGGGTAAATCATGCTAGGACATCGGCCACTATTACCTGTGTCAGTGCTGTGATAGATAATGGTGTTATGAATTTTAATGGTGTAGGTAGCCTAACAGGTTCTCCGGAATCTATCTATGGTCAATTAGGCCAGAATGGTGATTCTATGAGTTCGATCACTAGCCTTAATCTAGCCAATCCACAGACGGGCGAAGTGCCTAATACCACATTTGCTTTTGTAAATTCTGGACCCAGCGAGATTATAACCAATCCCCAGTTAGGTAATACAGGAACAGGAACTACGGTAGTAGTCACCACAGGAACTAGTGGAACTTCTACCTCGGTTACATTTGCCAACGGTGGTGCATTCCAAGTTTATTTCAATCCTGGAGGTAATAATTATTCTTCAGCTGGAGATTTTACTCCTACCTATACCAATCTCACACTAGCCTATAGCTATCTCGCTGACGTATATTATTATTTCTCAGCGGGCACAGCGATCAATCTAGTGCCCACTCCTACTTGGAATCAAATATTTGAAAATTATATGGCTATTCCCTCAGGCAATGTAGCCAATGCTAGTATGGATGGTTCTTTTGAATTTTATATGGATGGAGTATTGGTTACTAACGGCGATTTAGAATATAGTCCTACAGGAAATAATAATAATTCCTGGTTTGTATTGGACATAACACCTAATTTGAATACTGTGGGAGGCGGTCTAGGTAATGTTTTCATAGGAGCTTATCCTTTTTCCATAGTGCAGGGAAGACGTTATACCTATACTATAATAGTGAATGCACAAAGTTACATAGGTGGTGGAACTTATTCTGGACAGCCTACATCGATCACTTTTAATCTCACTGGAAACATAACTTGGAATTAATATGACAATACTTTATCTCACATTCGGTAGCAAAGGCAGTATATGGAGACGTGTGCCTAACAATCAATCAGGGGTCAGTCAACTACAAGCTGAATCCAGCGGAGTCACAGAAGAATTGGGTACAGCCTGCAGTGATGTAACCAGTTCAGCCACCACTTTCTCAGTTTGGGTAGTAGGTAATGGTGGTAGCATACTTAAAAGTTCTAGGACAGGTAATCTAGCTTCTACCTGGAGCAAGGTCCATACCGCAGGTAGTGGTCTATATGGTATCTGCTATGATGGTGTAGGTAAATGGGTAGCAGTAGGCGGTAATAACCTAGTGGTAACCAGCAGTGATGGCACCACATGGATTGATAGTTCCGGTGCGTATCCAGGTGCCACTTGGAATAGCATAGTATATGGTAATGGTCAATATGTTGCCGTAGGTAGTGTGCAGGTTATGGGTAATCAACAGGGTGCTGTCATGACCAGCCCAGATGGTGTTACTTGGACTAAAGGAAACGCAGGAGTCAAAGATGCACTATTAGGTGTAGCTTATAGTCCCGATGTTAATGTATTTGTAGCCTGTGGTAGTAATGGTGCACTGGTCAGTGTAGATGGAGATTAATAGATGAACTTTCAACCCGTAAGCCAAAATGGCATAACACCACCTAGTCAATATAGGACCAGAGACAGTGATTTTGCCTTTATAGTCAGCACTACCAGCACTCTTTATGGTAATCCCGTAATACTTAAAGCTGTCAGTAATGCACAGATGTATAAAACTGTGCCTGTAACATTCTACAGCCTGAATAACAGTATCAGCACCAGCACTCCTGTGGTATTAGGCACCAGCACTTTCAGTGATAATATCTCAGCAGTGTTAGTTACCAGTTTTATTCCTACTGGCACCAATAGGGTCTATGCCATATGGCCGGGTGAGAATGCCTATGCGGCTAAATCTACAGAAGGCGTGCCTAACATAGTCACAGTGGCGGTAGGTCCAGATATAGGAGGCAGTCTAACTCTCTCCAGTAGTCCTAACAGTAATTCAATAGTAGAAGGAGAAGGATCAGTCACTTTTACCGCACACATGACCACAGGAACAGCATTAACTAACAACATCTATTTCTATGCAGATGGCCAACAGATAGCCAATGTCACTATGCAGAATAATTATGCCACGGTCACAGTAAGCAATCTAACGGCTGGCACACATCAGATCACTGCCAGCTGGCCAGGTATTACTTTATCAGGCACTACCTATGCAGGTAAAACTTCAAGTGTAAATTATACCGTAAAGGCTGGCACCACTATATTGGGTAACATGTCTTTAACAGCCACTAACAGCTATGGAGTGGTCAATGAATATGGACCTAGCCTAGTGGCACGTATTAATACTTCAACCAATCTCACAGGGCTGGGTCAGGTCAGTTTTTATAATAATTCACAGTTAGTGGGACAGAGTTCGGTCATAGCTAACAATTACAGCACACTACAGGTAAATGCACTATCACTAGGAACCAGCACCTTATATGCGGTTTGGGATGGTAACAGTTCAAGCCATCCTAGATATCTACCTATAACCAGTAACAGTATCATATTCAACGAAGTGTCTAGGGCCACTATACCCAATCTCACACTGACCTTGACTAGCGATGAAACTCCTATAGTCTATGGATTTAGTAATATCACCCTAACGGCTAATGCCAATCTGCCAGCTAGCCAACAGGTGGTAGGTGATATTGAATTCCTAAATGGCACGGGAGTATTGACCACTGCCACTTTCAACAACAATGTGGCCACTGTAACTATTCCTGCACCTAACACAGGCACCTACAGCGTCAGTGCTTATTATGCGGGTAGTGAAACTGCACCTAAATTCTATTCAACACAGACTACTGCCACACAGTTTACTGTGCAGAGTGCATTTAGTTTGGCAGCCAATCAGTTCTCATTGACTACTCCAGGAACTTCTCTTTCAGAAGTAAATCTACAAAATCAACAGTATACGGTTTCTATACTGACAGGAACCAGTGCCACTGGTGTCGTGCAATTGGTTGAAGTTACACCTTACACTAACACTACTGGCACAGGATATAATATAGGCCTAAACAATTTTGCCATACGTAGCGGAACAGATACAAGTGTAACTTTATTAGCAGAGGCCAGTAATCAATCGAATGGGTATCAATCCTATGATGTGTTAACTATAGATTGGCAAAATACGGAACAGTATTGGATTGAAATATCTACCAATATACCTTTAGTTACAAATGAATATATCAGTTTAGGTAATAGTTTTCCATTTTCAGGAGATGCTTCTCAAGAATTCTATACTGGTTCTGGAGAGGCTTGGGTACCTTTCTACGATGGTTCCATTACTCGAGCACAGGGTAGTGGATATTATCACATCTCTAGAGCGGTTTATTTTAGTGAAACCAATATCTCTAGAGCCTGGTTAACTTTCCAGAGTGGAGTAGATGTTTTAGATTGGTCTACACCTCAAACAGGTGATGGTGCTGCATTACCTTTTAGTAATAATGGCCATGTTGTGGGGCAGGGAGTAATTGGTCCTAATGATCGCGGTTATGCTGTCCTCCCAACATGGCCTTACTCAGTCTTAGATTATCGAGGTCGATTCAATGGAGAGATACTTAATCCTATTCAGGGAACATTATATGATTTCGGTAATATACTCAGTAGTGGTTGGTATAGATTGAATACTGCCTATCAATATCTTATTACCGAAACACATCTAAAATTATTAAACTCCGCAATCGTGAGTAATGGAACTAATTATCAGTTATTAGGCCAGAGTTCATTCAATAACAATACTACCACTACAGTGACCCTAGCACCAGGTGCATTATCTACAGATTCAACACATGTATTACAGGCTATTTGGTCTGGAGGATACATCGATGGATTACCATATTATGGCATAGCCAGCAATACAGCTACATTACAGGTAACCACAGCCTCGCTAGCATTAACTGGTAATAGCATTATTCTAAACGGTTATCCCGTTAGTTTAACAGCACAGGCATATAATTATACTGGCACTATATCGGGATCAGGACAGGTCAATCTTTACAATAGCGGAACACTAATACTGTCAACTGCCAGTTCAGGTGATACCGCACAATTTGTTATACCTGCCTATACCTTGCCAATAGGCACATATACCAATATTACAGCGGCATGGTCGCAGACGATACCTCCCTTAATCAGTAATACATTATCATTGACCGTAGCACCATTAGGTCAAACAGATATAACTGCTTCACTATCGACCGCTAGCTATTATGCTATAACTAGCACAGGCACTACCAATACCAACAGCATTAGTGTTAATGTCACATTGGTAGGCGGTTTTCCTGGACATGGTCCTACAGTGGGTCCTGTCTATCTTTATGACAGCCAGATATCAGGTGCTATCGGTAATGGTTATCTAGATACTGAAGGTCAGACCGCTACTACCACTATCAGTTGGACTCCTAGTTTAGTAGGTGAAATTACCACTCCTACTGTTGATAACAGTTCTACTAGAACCTTAACCCTAGTATATAATGGTGATAGTTATAATAGCAGTACACAGACTTCGTTATCATTACCGATCTACAACAAACTCACTGGTCTGATTCCTCAATTTAATCAAGGTCCTAGTGGAGCCAATGGCGGTTATCTACAGGGCACTTATATTGGTCAAGATCTTTGGTATGTAGATTATGATTTCAGCCTAAATAATCTGTTAGCGATCTCTGATGGCATTATTAGAGTCTATATCGATAATGTCATGCTTAATTATATTGAGTATCCTAGTGCGATCAGTTATAATGGACCTTTATATCTAGGATCATTAGGTGCTAATACACATTACAATAATATCTGGGGTAATAATTCCTATGGTGCTAGTAGCCATATAACATTTACCAATGCACCTTTTAATAACATCTACGCAGCTCCTAGTCCTACATTGAAAAGTGGATATCATAATTTAACTATAACGTATACAGGAGGTAAAATCTATGCATCTTTCAGTTATACTTGGCAGATTAATATCGGTGGTTCGAATCCAATACCTGTTATACCTCAATTTTAACTATTAGCCTCCTGATCTAGGCTACATCAAGTAAATATCTATATGTTGATGTCAACAGAATCAACAGAGATCCAACAGGAGTCAAAAAAATGGCAGGTCTATTAACTTTCTCTCAATTTATTGGGGGACCGGACAATATTGAAACAGAAGCAATATTTCCATCAAATCAAAAAACAGTAACTTATAATTTCGGAACTACAGTGACTAACTGGAGTTTCGTGATAGAAGCACAGACTGTTATCGCAGATCAAATTTCATATAACGTAGTTACGGGACAGCCTAATTTTGCTTCCAGCAATCTGATTGGTTATTTTACCGCTACGATATTAACTACCAGTAGTGTTATACAGGTATTGAATACTACCAGCGGCATAGTCAATGTAACATTCCCCGCTAATCTATATACAGGACCAATCATTCCTGATGCCCGCCAAAATACTCCAATCACTATCGTGTCAGTAACTTGGAATGATAACCTTACTCCAAGCACCATACAGAGCCATCGTTGGGCTTTTGTTCAAAGTTGGGAACCAGGTGTAACTCCTGGAGATCCTACACTAGCATCTGGTTATAACTCTGTCACGATAGGATTCTAACATGGCATATTCATTCACGCTGACCAGCATAAGCTATGAGGTGGATGTAAATTCCACCCTAGATGGCGTCACAGTAACCGAAGTAAGTAATCCCAATATCAATATACAAACAGGTGGAGTAGTAGCCTATGGTGTTCCCGGACCAGCAGGTGCTCAAGGTGTTAATGGAACTACAGGTTCTAGTGCCACTATACATATAGGTCTAGTAACTACAGGTTCAACTGCCTTAGTGACTAATACAGGTTCTAGTTCTAATGCCTATTTGAATTTCCAGATACCTTATGTGCCTGGACCTACTGGACCTCAAGGTGCTCCAGCCAGCACTTTCACTAACCAACTGCTATTCACTACCAGCACTGTGAGTTTTGGTAATCTCACCGTGTCAGGTCAATTGATAGCTACTACATTGACTGTAAGTGTTACTACTATAACACAGACGCAGATAACCAGCCCTGATATATTTGATATCACTAATACTACCAATGCTTCATCGACTACGTCAGGTGCACTGCAGGTAGTAGGTGGTGTTGGAGTGGGAGGTAATATCTACAGCGGTGGCACGATCTACAGTGGCGGTTTACCTTTGGCCACACAGAGTTATGTCACCAGCCAAGGTTATAATAACACAGCCAGTGTAAACAATTTGGTATTGAATCCCACAGGCAATATCAACTTAGGTGCTTTTAGTATTTTAGGTTATCCCACAGGTCCTAGCCTTAATCTTACTAGTGGTGCTACATTGGCCGCAGGAAATAACAGTCTTTACCTAAAAGCCAGCCTTGCAGGATCTACTGCCACTTGGACATTTAATTACAATTCAGGATTGACATTTCCAGATGCCACAGCACAGACCACAGCTTGGAAAGGTGTAGGTAGTTATAATTTAGGTAATTTTGCCAACACACCTGGATATAATACCACTAGTTCGGTAAATGCCTTAATAGCTAGTAGTTTAACCAATTATACCACTACTGCTACTGTCAATTCACTAATAGCTTCGAGTTTAACAAATTATGCAACACAGAATTATGTTACTGGTCTTGGTTACGCTACTACTGCTACTGTCAATTCACTAATAGCTTCGAGTTTAACAAATTATGCAACACAGAATTATGTTACTGGTCTTGGTTACGCTACTACTGCTACTGTTAATTCACTGATAGCTAACACATTAACCAATTTCGTCTATACAGGCACAGTGGCCTATAGTCAAATCACAGGTATTCCTGCTGATAATGACCCTTACACTACTACTGCTACTGTTAATTCACTAATAGCCTCAAGTCTAACCAATTACACGACCACGGCCAGTGTAAACAATTTGGTAAGGAATCCTACGGGCAATATCACGTTAGGCAATTATAGTATTTTAGGAACAGATAATTCTAGTCTACAATTATCCACTAATGCTACTATATACAGTTCAGGCACTATAGTATTACAAAGTGATAACGAAACAGGCAATAATCTTTGGGCCTTTACAGCTAGCCTAGGTATGGTCTGGCCAGATAACACACAACAGACCACAGCTTGGAAAGGTGTGAACAGTTATGATCTAAATCAATTTACAAATAGTTCAGGATTCATTACTAGTAATAATGTCAATACTCTGATAGCCAGTAGTTTAACAAATTATGCCCTACAGAGCTATGTGACAGGTCAAGGTTACCTAACATCTTCTACAGTAAACAATTATGTTATACCATTAACCAGCACTAGTAGATTTAACATAAACACAGCTACTACCAGCACATTGGCTATAGTATTAGACAGCAACACAGATCCCATATATTCTACCACTACTATGTATGCTGGTATGCCGGCCTTTTATGATAATGTCAATAAGATCTGGAGATATATTACCAATTTAGTGTCGGTCAGCACACAGACTCTCTATACATTAAATTATTTGGTAGTTGCAGGTGGTGGTGCTGGTGGTGGATTTATTTCTGGAGGTGGTGGTGCTGGCGGTCTTTTAACAGGCACACTATCACAGGTACATTCGGGAACACCTTATACGATTACAGTAGGTAGTGGTGGTAACGCACCTACTAGTGGTCCTAGCAGTGCACATGGTGGAAATGGTAACAACAGTTCTATCGGCAGCCTAGTAGTAGCCACAGGTGGTGGTGGTGGTGCTGGTTGGGCCGCTCCTCCAGGCAATGGTGGTAGCGGAGGTGGAGGTAGTAAAAACAGTGATAGCAGTTTCTCAGGAGGAACGGGCATACCAGGTCAGGGAAATAACGGAGGATCTGGTGCTGATGGAGCACCTAATGAGACCGGTGGAGGTGGAGGTGGTGCAGGAGCCGCAGGTAGTGGACCTACTCCAGATACTTCGGGAGGTGTGGGTCTACAGAATTCAATCACAGGATCAAGTGTCTACTACGCAGGAGGTGGTGCAGGTGGAACTTGGACAGGCACAGTGGGATCTGCAGGTAATGGTGGAGGTGGTTATGGATCTAATAGCGAAAGCAATGGTGGTCCAGGATCAGCTAACACCGGTGGTGGTGGAGGAGGTGGTGGATATAATAATGGTGCAGGAAATTCACTAGGAGGTAATGGTGGTAGTGGAATCGTTATAATTAGCTATGCCGCTAGCTCACAATTAGGTAGTGGTGGTTCAGTTACCACCTACACATCTGGTCCTACTACCTACTATGTCCACTCATTCACAGCCAGTGGCACATTTACATTTTAAGGATTTATTGATATGACACATTTTGCACAGATAACCAATGGCGTAGTCACCCAGGTCATAGTGGCCGAACAGGACTTTATCGATACACTACCTGACAAGGATCAATGGCGTCAGACTAGTTATAATACAAGAGCCAATGTTCATTATGGACCAGATAATACACCAGATGGCGGTGTGGCATTACGAGGTAATTATGCAGGCATAGGCAGTATCTACGACAGCGTTCATGATGTATTTTATAGTCCACAACCATTTCCTAGTTGGCAATTAGATAATAATACGTGGACTTGGCGTGCACCCACAGAATGTCCCGCTAGTGGCGGACCTTATCGTTGGAATGAAGATACACTAACCTGGATCAAATAACGGTAATTTATAATACCGATAACTAAGTGATGGAACAAAAACTCTTTCACGAACTACTGGATCGTATAGGTCTAAAATGGCAGATAGGTGTAAATCGTTCAGCTTGGTCTAGGGATGAAGAAATCCCTATACGAGGTTATACGGTAGTGTTACCACAGACCATGACCAAATGCGATTGGTGTGGAATAGCCACTAACTGCAATAGATATTACAGACCTCTAGAAGATGGGGATTGGATAGGAAAATGTGCACTACGTGGTTGTAGAAAACAGCGTAAAATCCCTATAAATCAGTTGACAAAAGAAATCAAAGAGTAAATAATAGTTGTATAACAGGGCTATGTCATATTATTCCTAGTAAACCATCCTTGTTATCAGTAATGGTAGTGTATCTAGGATCCTGTATCATGCAGGATCACCATACGTGTTCGCTTGCCAAAGTCTAAACTATCATTACTTTGTCCTTAGCTCATATTTCCTTGTAGGGCTATCAACTTACTTTGCGAAATAAGGACATTAAGCCCAGGTTACCACCCATTACCTGGGCTTTTCTTTTGGCGTAAAATATCCTTGATTACCGCCTGAATATAAAGTATAGTATAAATACCATGTTGATAGCCCAGATTGATCTACTAAAACAGATTATTTTTACAAGGAAAAACCAAATGAAACCTATTGATACATCATTATCTAACGCTACTAGAGCGAAAATAATACAGAACACTAAACACTTAACACATAATACAGAACACGTAATACATAACACTTTACTATTTTCTGATAGAAAACAAATAGAAATTTCTGATGAAATGAGAACTTCTGTTAGCCCTAAAGGGCCGAGTGGCCTCGTTAGGCCTTCCGGGGAAACCTCAGGTGAGGTCATTAGTTTCGGGGAGGTTAATCTCGGATTGGTAAATGACCAGATAGAATATCTTGCTGTCAGTGTTAAAAGTCCCAAACCTGATAAACCAGAAAGACTAGATGCCAATATAGATTTTAAGCTAGTAGAAGGTGTCCAATTTAATAAGTTAACATTTGATCTAGTGCATTACAATCGCAAAAGAGAATTTATGGCCAATATACAAGATAGAGAATATATAGGAT